AATACTTGTTATCTTTTATATTATTATCAAAATAATAGATTTGTTTTTCCAAATTTTGCCCGGACCAAAAATTCAGCTATCCGCTCTAATAGAAGCGTTGTTCCCCAGGACGCATGTTTTTCCAGGATGTGTGGACAACAAAGAATGGTATGGTAAGATAAAATAATATGATGAACATGGCGGAAGAGTTCCAGCGGCTCAATGATCTGGTCAAAAGTCTGGAACAGGAAAATGAAAGGTTAAAACTGCAATTGGAAGCATTGCATCGTACCTATGGATGCGGCAACAAAAAAGAATCCACAAGTGTGTTGATTACCGAGAACTAAAATGAAATATTACAAATACATGGACGTGCCGGAGCTCAGTAAAAAAGAACGGAAAAGGTTGCGTAAACTGGCCAAACTGCGTGATCCGTTCGAAATCTGGATCGATCACCACAACCACAAACTGGAAGTGATAAGGACGGTGGGCAACCTGGTCAGTGCCACATTGGGCATTTGCGTGTTTCTGAAGGTGTTTGGACTGGTATGAAAAAGGTCCGGGAATTTGTCCGGGACACTTTTCAGCTGATGTTGCGGTTTATGATCGTTTGTTGGATATGGACGGGCGGTGTGGTGCTGTTGGGATTATTCTGGTTGTTTTTAAAAACAAAAGAATTTATAAGAATAAGGATCCTGAAAAAGGAGTAAACAGGTTTGAACACAAGCTGCACATGCCCTGTCAGAAAGGTATGAGCATGCTGGGAATCAAAGTGGCAGATCTGGAGGTGCTGCCCGACGCTCTGGTGGAACGGTACCAGAAAAGGTACAAAAAAGGGGATCGTCGATTTCTTGACAAAATAGTGCTTCACAACATGAAATTGGTGATACATCTGGCCCACCAATACTATCCTCCGGCAGGATACCAGCACGAGGACCTGGTCATGGCCGGAACTCCCGGGCTATACTCGGCGGCCCGCCGGTGGAAAAAGAAAAAGGGAGCCAGCTTTGGAACCTATGCAAGTTTTTATATTAAACAATACATTCGCCGGTTCATACAAAAGAACACGCACGTGGTGAATGTACCGTACCGTTTCAATGATGAATTGGCCCGGGCATACCGTGAGAAACGGGAGGTTGAGTCGATGCTGGGGCACGGAATAAATCCGGATGATGACCGTCTCAGCAGCAAAACACAACGCACGTTTAGCCGTGCTGCCCAGCGGCTGGACATTGATGGTGCCCTGGATCCTGAAACAGGTGAGCGCTGCAGCATGGAAATAGAGGATCCGGCAGGCACTCCGCCTGCACTGGGAGATGAAGAGATAAAAATTATTCATAATTTGATAGGGGAACTACCGGCCCGTCTTCAGACGGTACTGCGTGCCCGTTTTGGTTTTGATGATCCGGAAAACATTCCCACATTGGAAACACTGGCAGGCAGCCTGGGAGTTACCCGGGAACGTGTTCGTCAACTGGAAAATGCGGCCGTGTATAAATTAAGAACACGTCTGCAGCATCTGCGCAAAAAAGACAACCTGCAAATGCTGCCCCGATAAGCAGGGATCCAGCTCCCGCGCTGCAGCTCCAGCCGGCAAACATGTCTAATAGAGCTGTTTTCCCAGGAGATGCATCTGTCCAGGAGCAGCATGCCATGGCATTCGGGGGGATTTATATAAAATATATAAAGTTTTTTAAAAAATAATCCCTTTGATTATCAACGTTTTAAGCTTTTTATTATAAAAAGAACTTGTGTTGTTATCAAAATCATTTATATAAGAATACATGACTATCACATATCTGGATGAGAATTCATCAGAAAAAGCAGCGAGTGCTGCAGCTGTTGGTTTCTCTGAAAAGAATACAACTGGAGAAAATAACAATATGAATGCAACATCAACCGAATCCCGTCGGGGACGCAAGAGTGAAGGAAAAACAGCCAAGCTGGTGTGCCTGATCACGGGCGCTACCCGCACGGCAGGCAGTGGATACCTGAACACCAAGCCCGCTGAGTTCCGCAGCCAGTACATCAGCCGCCCTGCGCTGAAGCTGTTGCGGCAGGGATTGACCGTGCAGCAGGTGCGCGAGCAGCTGAATGCCGGAACTGGTCTTCCGGACATCAGCCCCGAGGTGTTGACCAGCGCGATCAACATCAACGGCAAGCACAAGAAGTAATAATATTTTATTATCTTCCGTGAGTGCACGGGTTGTCATGTTCCCATGCATTCCGACCGCAAGGATAGTGGTTCCTTTTCCAGCGGAGGGTAATATTTTAAAAACTTTATATATTTTAAATGACCAACGAAGAAAAGATTCAGAATGCCCTCTGCATGCTGCAGGACCTGAAGTGGAAGCGCGACAACAGCTGGTTGGCCAATGCCATGATAGTTGATGAAGTGATCAAGCTGTTGAAGACACCGGAAAACAAACGGGATGAAGAGTATCCCTCGGCAGTCGGGATCTCCGCCGCAGTTTCATCTCGACCACGGGCAGGTTTGTCTGACCGGCTGATTGCTCTATTAGGAAAACGTTCCGGAAACGCGCGCGCAGGCAAAACGAAAATCAAGCCCGTTAAAAAGATATAACGTCCGCCGTTATACAAGGATCTATTTTTATATGATGGAGACGATAGAGATGATGGAGGCTAACGTCGGCCGCGATGTGACCTTCCTGGACGACGATGGAGAGCGGCATTGGGGCAAGATCACGGGCGTCAGCAACAACGAACATTACACCGTGCTGTTGGATTACAATGGCTGGCCCTGGCCATGGCTTGTGCGCCGGGAAGCAATCAGTTTCGTGGAATATATCCGTACCCAAATATAATTTATAAAAAGTTTCAAGCTTCTCAGCTCCGTTTAACGGTAGAGGGGAAGAATGCCGAACAGGATTTTGACAACACCCAAGGTGAGGATCGTTACGATCCCAGAGTAGAAGAGCCAGTCCGGAATGACCGAGTCAGGTTTTTTGGATGAGGAAATTGTTTTATTCACTTTTTATATCCTTTACTTTGTACTCATAATTATCGCTGTCTTCGGTAACCCACTTGGGGCTATTTTCAGAAGTATAAATGTGACTATTTATTTTCCTTTGCAAAACCAATTCATTTGGCTTTGTTGCGAAACTTGGATCAAAAACTTTTATTCTATTATTTGGCTGGATAGCAAAATTGCCATTATCGAGTTTTATAACATGACCAGCTTTATGCTGATCTGGTCTTTGACTAAAACCAAAATTTAATTCGTTATAATCGCTATGAGCCCAATCAAAAGTAAACAAATAACGACCCATGTATTCTTTCCCAGTTCTTCCGGTGTATTTGACTATTTTATTTTCTAGCAAGTAAAAAGTTGTTACGGAAATATGATAACTAAAACTATCCCAAAGCTCTAATTCATCCAACTGCATGTCTGGGGCATCTTCTTTTGAACAAAATGCATTTATTGGAGCGTGCCACCAAATTCCGCCATCTTCCATAAGAAAATTAAAAAGTGGTACCTGACTAGGAAGACTTGTAACACCAAAAATTAAACATTTATATTTTTTATCAAAACTATCTTCTTGATTTCTCAAGTAGTTTCCTCGAACATAACATTCGATTGGAGGTATGTTTGCGTTAAGATAAGCCATTGCTGAAAATATTTATCTTTTTTTCGATACAAGTTAGGCATCCCTCCCACACTGTTTTCAGGGCATCAGGGCATCAATCTTTTCGAATTTGCCTCCACCTCGACTGGAAACCGGCGCGGCGGCCCGGAAAATTTGCCCGCGTCATCATCTCCGGGTTCGAAATCATATTCGGCCCAGGGCAAAATATAAAATATATAAAGTTTTTTTCTTCATAAATATCATAAATACAACGTTATGGGAAAGAGGTCTAAAAATTTGCAAAAAAAAGCTTGTAAAGGGGAACCAGTTTTGGTTAAATCCGAAAAGATGAAAGACGCTGTGAGAATGACTGCCAAGCTCCGAAGCAAGCTGAAGAATGTGATCAGCGTGGGACAGGGGCTTTGGCGTGTGTTCAACAGCAAAGGAGATGCCTACTACTGCGAAGATCCAATTCTGCTGGCCGATACCGTGTATCGGAGAAAGTATGCAGAGGTGGAGATCGTGAACCTCAACGGCCAGTATATGAATATGTATAAAATTACTGGCAGAAAGCTGAAATGAAAAAGATCAAGATGAAGAATCCCAGCCGTAAAATTATTGAGAATTTTATCGAGGAGTATTATCCCGATGAAGCCGACAAGGTATTGCTGGCCGATGGTTTTGACGGGGCGTTCCTTGGAATCGGTTGCAGTTGCGGTGGCAAGAATGTGGCCATCTATGACCGAGCCAAGTGCATTCGCATTCTGGAGCAGGATATGAGTGCGTCGGAAGCCGAGGAGTTTTTCGCTTTCAACACCGAAGGTGCATATGTGGGAGATTATACCCCCATCTTCATGCATAAGGTGGGTTAATAAGGGACACACCCCCCAAAAAATATATAAATTATTTTATCGACATTTTGAAAAAAGTCTGATCTAATGGGCAAACTATGAGCGACACCAACAACCAAACTGATACGAAACCCACAAGCGGGGGAACAATGAACCTCGCCCACAACGAAACCAATCTTACCAAGGTCAGCGAGATTGCCATCCCCGATCTTTTCAATCGGCGGTTGAAAACTGGCAATGATATGATGGATAAAATCTTTGGGGGCGATGGTCTGCTTCCCTCAATGGTCTTTACCCTTGCAGCGGGTGCTGGTCTTGGCAAGACCACCTTCCTCCTTCAAATGCTGAACAATATGACAAAGGTGGGAATCAAGACCGCCTATATCTCTGGCGAGGAAAGCCGTGAGATGTTGGCATTCACTTGTCGTCGTCTTGGATTAAAGGATGTGAATCTGGCAATCCAAACCGATGTGGACAAGGTTATCGAAATGATGAGCCAAGTGGATGTGATGGTGGTGGACAGCTTTCAATGTCTGACCACCGCCAAGAAGATGAACGCAAGGGAGAAGGAAAGCTATTGTCTCCACGAACTCATCAAAAATGCCAAGAAAACCGAGTGCGTGTTGGGTCTGGTGCTTCACGTGACCAAGAGCAACAACTATCGGGGAAGCACCCTTATTCCTCACGCCGTGGACGCAAACTTTATGATGCGGAGTGCGGTGACTGACGAGGATGTGCGGGTGATTTACAGCACCAAGAACCGCTACGGCAAGCTCTACAATGTGGAACTTCGCCTCGGCCACAACGGATTCGATCTGGACAATGCGATTCGGGTCAATGATGGAACCGCCCCTGCTCAAATCGACCCCCGCAAAGTGCGGTGGCAAGAGGATTTGAAAAAGGTGTTGGGTCTGGCCGAACCCATCAAACAAACCGATGTGACCAATGCGGTTGATGGCAATGTTCAGCGGGGTTATCTGCTGATTCGCCAACTCATCCGAGAAAGCAAGATTATGAAGGATGGGCGGGGTGAGGAAGCGGTCTATCGTCTGACCGATGCTGGCAAGGCAAGTCTTGCTCAAATGAATGAAAAAAGTGGCGAGGAATCCGCAGAGGTTGTTGATGATGTCGGTGTTGGTGAAGCTCAAGAGGAGGGTGGGGTTTAATCCCCCACCCTCCATTTTTTATAAAATATATTCTTTACAAATGAAAAAGAATTTGGTAAGAAAGCGGAAGATGAAACACAAGAACGCCTACGAATACATCAACAGCTTGCCGGAAACCGAGCAGGAATATGTATGGCAGGACTGGCTCAACAGCTCCACCGAGGAGATACTCACTTGCCTGTTTCACTATATGCCAGCCAGCGTTATCCGAAAGGATATCATGGAACTTCGCAGGGAGGAAAAGGAGATGCGGATATGACCTATGATGAAGTGGGCAAGGGATTATGGCAGACATGAAAATAAATTATAAAAAAGAACTGGAGCGGTGTGTGGAACTATTGGGTCAGATGATGAGCCAAGCAGACGAGGATACTCCTTATGATTGTCGCACCCGCCACTTTGAGGATGCCCTCATGGATAGCCACGAATACATCACCCATGCCAAGGAGATACTCAAATGAGAAAGAGCAGGTTTCTTCGATCAAAAATCTACACCCGAAGTTCCAATACTATAGGAGGCAACTTGTTTTTGAACACTTGTGGCGAAAGGATTATTAAACCAGCAAAAATCATGGCCAAACAATATGAATTTGATTTTGGCGACAAATTGACAATCAAACAATTCCAATATAATAATAACAAAACATGGTAGATAGAGCCGTATACAATGTGACGGAAAGGGACAGGCATAACAACGAAAGTTTTGCCCGAGCCATCAAGCGTTTCACCGCAAAAGTGAACGAGGAATGCGTGGTGGAGGAAGCAAGAATGCGTTCAAAGAAGATGAAGAAGAAAGCGTTCCAGCAAGCCAAACAGCAATTGAAATTAAAGATGTGGAAAGATTACAAGTGGAAGCCCCCTTTCAAGCACGATAATCGAATAGGCAAAACCGAATAGGTTTCCCCCCAAGGGCGCATAGCTCAGTGGTTAGAGCAGGGCACTCATAATGCCTTGGTCGGGGGTTCAAATCCCTCTGCGCCCATTTTATTTTAAAAAAATATTATATATAATATATGTTTGCCGAGTTAGCACAGCGGTAGTGCAGCGGTTTTGTAAACCGCAGGTCGTCGGTTCGAATCCGACACTCGGCTCGCCTGGGAGGTTCGTCTAGGGGTCTAGGACACAGGACTTTCATTCCTGTTACATGGGTTCGAATCCCATACCTCCTGTTTTTTGTGCTTGACTTTTTTGTTCATTTTTGAGAAAGTCAATTTATGAAAAATCGATTAAGCAAAATCCTTGAAAAGCAGTTGTTGGCGGAATTTGATAAAGCTACCATTGATAGCATCAACCATTTCCTTAATGATATGGAGAAGATCTATGAAACATACAAGTTGATGAGCTATATGGAAAACCCCAAGAAACTGGACGATGATTGGAATGAAGAATGGGGAACCAAGCCCGATGCTTGATGTGACCGCCATGAAGGAACAAGCCACCCACAAAGTGTGGCAAGTTCTGGAGGAACTGAACGAGGAATACAACGCCGAGTTTGATTTTCCCAAAATCGAATGGGTGGTGTGTGGCAGCACGGCCGGACGTGCATGGCTGGGTCAGTGGCGAATTCAACTAAACGAGCAACTTTGCAAAGAGAATCTGCAGGACTTCCTGAACGATACCATACCGCATGAAGTGGCACATCTGGTTGCTTACAAAGTATTTGGGGATGATGGCCATGGAGAAGGATGGCGCAGTGTGATGCGTGCACTGGGACTGAATCCAACGCGTTGTCATGAATACAACACCAAAAATGTGAATGGCAAACGCGGTCGTTCCAGCATGTACAAATAAAAAAAATATAAAAAAATAACTTTTTTCTTGTAATCGTTGCGTGGTATGCGATACATAATGTTGTGGTGAACGAAAACCCCCATGAAACTCTGGTCAAGACCAAGTCAAATGAGGTGGATCGTTTAATGGAAAGTGCAGGAGATCTGGGTTTCAATTGGATGGAGTTGGTTGGTTCGATTTTGAAATAAAAAAAGATTTTATATTTTATTTTGGCAAGAATGGTTGCTTTGCCAAAACTTGTGGTAAATATGATTATATGAACAAATCATTCCTTGCCCTAATTCCGGCATTCATGCTGGTCGCCTGCGCCAACAACAACAATAACACCGGAGGTGAAAGCACGGGTGGAACCACGAGCACACCTGCCCAGAAGGTTGAGCAAGCTCTTCCCTACATCAAACCGGCCGTGACACTTGCCTGCACTGCGGTGCTGGAAGCGGCTGTCAGCCCCGATGATCGTGCGGAAAAAGCCAAGATGATTCATGATGTGGCCAACGTGGTTCGCTCCCTGAGCAAGGGTAATGTGCCCACCACCGAGGATCTGGACAGGGCTGTGGAAAACTTTCTGCCCGAGAAAACACATTGGACAAACTTCGCCAGCAGCTTGACTGATGTTTACGGTAATTTGTTTCGCCAGATCAATGGCGATCCAGCACTGGCCCTCAAGGTACTGAATGCAATTGCGGATGGTTGCGTGCAGGCAACGCAGGGTTATCTGGCCCAGTAAATGGATGAATTTGGGGATATTGTAGACAGCATTTACAAAACCTACTTTAGTAAGTTTTGGGGACAGGCAGATTTTGATGAGCTCAAAATCAATCGTACCACCATAAAACAAAACATGGACATGTATGATTTTTTGACTGATCATGGATACAGGTACGATTTGCTTCACCGAACCTACACTGACCCGGAGGGAAATCCCGTCCTCAATCCCCAGTTTGTTTACCTGAAACTTCTAAACAGAAATCAAATTCCCTGGAAAGATAAATATCCCTTGGATGAAGAATAATATAAAATATTATACAACCCTGGATTGGTTTCACCCATTTCGGGTTGTGCTGCGCAAGGGCGGTGAAGATGATTACGAGGGAACCACCTATGGACTGGATCTGGATTTGCGCACCACGCTAAGCTATCACACTTACGAGTATGGCCACGTGTTCACATTTACATTTTTGGGATTTGGGTTTGAACTGGCTTTGTTGAGCATATGAAAACATTTCTACAATACATTTTGGAAAAAAAGAAGCGCCGCAAAAAGAAAAAGCGCGGCGGCAGCAGGAAGGGATTCATCTATTATCCTCGCTACGCATATCCGTATTACGGAGCAGGAATATTTCCCGCGTTTACCGGGGACTCCGGAGCCGGAGCCGGGGATGGCGGAGGTGGTGGTGGAGATGGCGGAGGTTGACACATCTGCAGGTGTAAAGTAAAAACTGGTATGCCCAGACCATGCCTTCGTTGCAAAGTAAAATACCGTCCCAAACCCAAAATCAGGTTTAGTATCAAACGACCAAAAAAATAATATAAAATATAATACATATATATGTGGAAAAATTCACAAAAGAAGAGGAAACCCTTCTGCAAATCATTGGTTACATTGTGTTATTGGACGACAAACTATCCAGTAAAGTATTATCAGAAGCTCGAGAAGAGTACGAAACCAATGACGCTTTTGCCGACTCGCTGCTTGAAAAGCTTGAAGAATTGATTTGACTGGGTTGACTTTTGTTTCGGCTACCTTACTATCCATCCCAATTCTTTCCCCCGTCAAATCACCCGTGGTGGTTTGCCTAGAACTTGATTCATTGTTCCGTCGTGTTTGTCGGAACAGGGTCGGTCAATGACCGGCGGGGGAGGAATTATTATAAAATATATTCTTGACTTTTTGTCAAAATCTTGGCAGAGTTGTGTCATGATAAAAAGTCAAGAAGAACGAATTGTGCATGACCCCAAGGCACGGCTGATCAAAGCCGTGCTGGAAAGGGCTGTGCTTGACCTAGTGGAACCCAACAACCAAGTGGAGGATGAGGATGTGTATACGGCCAGAAAACTCATCAGCAGTTGTGTGTTGGACGAAATGATCGAAAGCAGTGACCTTGATCTGTGTGCCAGTGTGGTGCGAACCAAGCTCCGCATACCAAGGGACAAGATGGCCGACAGGGACTATGGGGCGGTGACAGCATGAAGAAATACCTTGTCACCTTCAAGGATGAGTTCGAGGCAACCAGCGAACAGGATGCTTACGACAAACTGCTTGTGTATCTCGGGGACTGCGTTCGTTACCAAGACGTGGTGGCATTTGATTTTGAAGAAGTGAAGGAACCCAAAGGTTCCTACCATATGTAAGGAGGAACATGAGAATAGTTAATTATGTGTCGGTATTAAGGTTCGAGGTGCAAACCCCCATCGGCAGGTTTGATGCCATACCCCCAGACTATCTGTTGGATCTGGTGCAGAAAAGGATTGACTATTTGCGAAAACATCCCGAGGATGCAGCCGAAGCATTTGGTTATGAAGACAGCTACACCGAAGAAATGGAGGAGGTGAAATGAAAATCAACAACAAAACCACAAACGCAAAAGTGTTCGCTTATGATGGATGCCACAAGATCTATCTGATTGAAAGTGAACAACAATTAAGCGAAGCTCGTGCCAATGAATACAGCATATATCCCATATCCCAACTGCAACGAACCTACGAGGACAGCTGCGACCTTCGGTTCATCAACGACTGGGGACTGAGCAAGAACTATGTTCAGCAATTTCAAAATGCGGAGTTCAGCCAATGAAAATCAAAAGCTACAGCACATTTGAAAAGAAATACAAGCCCGAAATAAAAGAGGATGGAAGCGTCTTGTTTGAAACCTATGGATATGATCTGGAGCAGGTGATAAATACAAAATATAATCACATATGGACATTGCTGGATTGTGATGGCAAACTGATCATCACCGCAGGTTATCACATCGTCAACAGGATGAACTACATGATCACAATGAAACCGTGGAACAGCAACACGGAATGCTACCAATACTGAATAGGGAATGCGTCGAAATAATTTCCGGTCGGACCAAAAATTCAACTATCCGGTCTATTAGACAAACCTTCCCAGGGAAGGCGTGTTTTTAAAATATAAAATCTTCTGGGCCGTTGGGCGGATAATTTTTATTATCAAAATCTCTTAAGAATCTGTCTATATTATCCATTTCCTCTTGGGTAATATTATCACCTTTATCGCCTTTGTTCACATCCATGCCACCATACTTATTCAGATAGTATTCATTTATCTGTTCTTGCGGAATGTCATCTGGATCAGGTAGATCATAGGGATTCATTGCCCCATGTTAATTGATCCAACAAAAAGATCAATAATTACTTGTTAAATTTTTCGTGTTCGGTTCGGTTCATGGCCACGCCAAACATGACGCTCACAAAACAGCTGACCAGATAACCCACCAGAACATACCCGATTATGCTTGCGATCATTTTAAAATATTTATCTTAATTGCTGTTATTTTTACAATTTGGGCATTCACATTCGTCCCAGTGAAATTCCCTCTGATATGGCACAGGGTCTTTCACCTCTTGTTCGCATATGATGCAGATCACGTGCGTATATGATCAAAATGAAAAAAATTTGCAAGAAAAAAAAGATTAAAAAGTTCTTATTATATGGGCTAATCCTTGGATTATTCATCAACATATCATGATAAGCTGATACGAATTATTTTGAAAAAATAGTCTGGACATTTTGCAAATAATTCAATAGACCCTTTTGCGTGACGAGGAAAAGCCAAGAAGCCAAATGGCAGAAGGCAAAACCAACTCACAACCCTAACAAAAGGATAACAAAATGAAACCAGCACGGATGGCGTGGCGAACACGCCGAATGAATGATCGCTTGGGTCTTGCTGGAAACAGCAGGATAACAGCCCAGAAGATCAGTCACTATATATCCACCCATAACCCCAATGATCGGATAAGGACATTTGCCCTTAACCTTCATTTGGACGAAAACCAACTGGCAAAGAAAACCGATACGGATTTGACCAGCACCAAAAGGTTTATTCCTTGGGTGGCGGAAAGCATTGTCAAAAACCGCAAGCGTATCGGCAAAACCTTAACCATTCCCGCCCTCAAGGATTATCGGGACAGAATGGATGGACACTTTGAGTCCATTCGCACCAGCAAGAAGGGCAAGTTTGTCAGCGATGGCAAACAAATCATTCACGACAGGATTACGGAATTACTGCTGGATGATAAAAGCCCCAAGCAGGGAGTGGTTGCCACCCTTGCCTATATGTTCAAGCTGGAACAAAGACTGGCGGGGATTCGTGAATTGAACAACCTTCAATTCCATAGCTATGAATATCCGTATAAGAAGAAGGTGAAGATCACCAAGTTCAACAAGGTGTATCGTAGCCAACTTCGGTTGTTGATGCGGAACAAAAAGCTGGCGAAGCGTTGCTTTGCCCTTTTTGCCAACATCAATGATATGCTCCAACACGAAAGCGAGGACAGGTTTGCCCATCTGTTCCTCGACTATTGTGGAAGCATCACCACCAACGGAAAAACCTTGGATATGGTAATGGAGAAAAATCTGGTGAAGCGGGGCGGTATCATTTGGGTCACGCTTTGCAGTAGAAGTTGCAAAGGTGATCGAGTGACCAAACAACTGCCAGAGATTCTCAAGAAGCACAGCGTCCGTTATCAGATTGAAACCATCAAGGGACGCAAACTATTCAGCTACCAGAGCAAAATGGACAAGCGGAAAAAGCGGGGAAGGACAATGTTCACGATGCTCATTCGGAGGGTGATCTGATTTGTTAGGGAACAGGAATGGGGGGAGGAAACTAACCCCCATTTTTGTATTGACTTTTTTTCAAAAATCATCTAGGAGAACTTTATGTCAAAAATGAAAAAAGAAAAACCCACAAGGGATGCCCTGCTGGATTATCTGGCAAGCATCGGTGTGAAGAAATTAAGAGTGCATTACAGCGGAAGCGGAGACAGCGGTCAGACTGATGATTTTAGCGTGGAGCCAGCAGGTCTTTCCGATTTGCTGGACGAGATGTTCAGGGAAAAACAAACCATCAAGGATGCCCTTGACGAATACACTTGGGATGCGATTGAAAGCCACGAGGGAGGTTTCTACAACAACGATGGGGGATATGGTGAAGTGATATTTGATGTGAAGGGCAAAACCATCACGATGGCTCACAACAATTATATCACGGAAACTCAATACGAGGAATACGATCTGTAAGAAAGGAGAAACCAATGGCACATCCATATCATCACGCAGTAAGTAGTGTGAAAAAATACGGGGGCAAGGTGGAGGATTATCAACCCATCCACGATTGGTTTGACGAAAGCAAAAAGATGTATGCGGATTTCCGTCATCGTGCCCTTCGTCATCACGCCGAGGGAATCTTTCTTGCCGAGCGTCTTTTTGGAACGACAATCACCAACAGCGATGGTCGCAAAGTGCCAGTCCGTTTCATCGGGGAACAGCATATATTGGAGGATATGGGACGAATCCCCAGCATCCAAGACTGGTTCAGCCATATCAAACCCGAACGCTGGATGGGGCAACCCCCGATCAAGCTGGAAAAGGAACTGGAAAAATAATCTTTACATTTATAAAATAATTCCCTACAAACAATCATATGCCCAACCACACGCCCAACACCCTTACCATACTTGGTGTGAAAAACATCAAGAAACTGCTTCGTCCTTATTTGACATTATCCAAGGATAATTTTACCGGAAAAAAGGATTATGCTCTGGATTTGGGCAAGATTGTGCCAATGCCCAAAGAAATATTGGCCAGCACCAAGTATGGCAACTTGAAATATTTAAACAAGAAACGCACACCCCAACAAGAAAAACGGATGCGGGAAAGGCAGGAGAAGCACGAAAAGAAATGTTTGGAGCTTTATGGTGCGAAAAATTGGTATGATTGGAGCATATCATATTGGGGAACCAAGTGGAACACCTATGAGAATAGCTGGTTCACAGACGAAAATACTGGTGTGCAATGTCTTTATTTTCAAACAGCGTGGGCTCCGCCCGAACCCGCCTTGCGTGAATTGGCAATAAAACTCGGCAAGATTCTTCGGGTCAGTTATATGGACGAGGGATATGCGTTCTTTGGCGTGTTTCATTTCTATCCCGATGGCAATGTGGAGGACGAATGCTATCAAGACCATAAAGATGTGCCGGAAAAACTTTGCGAGGAATTGGGCATCAACACTTATGAGGAAGACAGATTGGAACAGGAGGAGGAAGGAAAAGAGGAACAAAAAGAGCAGGTTGAACTAGCCCAAAAGGGATAAAGCCCATTTTTTTCTTTACATTTTGAAAATTATTTGGTAAAGATATAAACAATGAAAAACAAAAACATTCGAGCCATACTGATTGATCCGTTTGCCGAGAGTGTAACCGAGGTGAACACAAGCACAGGAATTGATGCCCTTTACAATATGCTGGACTGCACTTGCATTACCATCACAGGGATTAGCTTGGGCAGAAAAGGATTGGATATGATACTGGATGACGAGGGTTTGCTCAAAGACCCAGAACAGCAGAGATATTTCAAATATAAACTTTTCAGTCAGCCGTTTGCTGGTCGGGCATTATTGACCAGCACCGACAAAGAAGGCAACACCATCAGCGTTCCGCACGATGTGTATCCCGAACACATTGCCCGAGATGTTATTTGGTATAAGCCATCCCGAAGGGAATTGCAAAAGAGTTTGGACTGGAAGATTATGCCCATATGAAAAACGACATTTTGGCAGAATTGGAACAGCGTGTTAAAGATATGGTGAAGGCAGACAAACAATCTGGCGAACACAATGATGCAACTCCCTTGGATTATGTTCGTTGGGCAATCGAGGAGATTGAAAACAATCCATCCGATGTAAAAGACAGGCAAATACCTACGGAATGGCTCACAAGGGTTTGGAACCAAGAATAACCGATTGTTGTGCCGTGAGAAAAATAATATCTTTTTTTCTTTACATTCTTTGGAAAAAACCATATAAAAGGTGAAGATGAAAAACAAACTGGATGAACTCTTGGACAAGCTGGATAACCCATTATTCGGCACAATCAATCAGATTGATCTGGATGATTTGGCAGGAAGATACGAGGAGGATGAATGAAAAGCTACGGCATTTACAGAGAAAACGAAAAGTTAAGCACCTTTGAAATTACGGAAACGCAAGAGCCGATTGATGTGGTGGATGCAAATAATTTGCTGAATGCTTATCGAACTGCTTTTAATCAGTTGGGTTACATACTACTGGAGCAGAAATGAACAAGTTAAGCACCAAGGTGGAAAACATTATATGAGCACAAGGGGATTTGTTGGATATAAAAAAGATAAAAAGATACGGGGTTGGTATAACCATCACGACAGCCATCCCACAGGATTGGGTATGGAAGT